GCGCGTCGTTGATGACATCGCGGATCGTCAGGCCGGCAATGCGGGTGCGGACGTCCACGCCCCGCAGCGTGATGCTGACCGCTGCCGCGTGCGCGGCTTCCACGCCCGTGCCGAGATTGGCCACGGTCGAGAAGCCAAGCGCCGATGAGGACTGAAACCGGACCGCTGCGAACAGGACCGTCGTGGAGAAGCCGAACGACGAGGCCGCCGCGAAGCGTTGCGTGGCCGTCAGCGCGGCGGCCGACGAGACGCTGATCGTAGATGTAGCCGCGAAGGCCGCCGCCGCGAACGTGGCCGCGCTGCTGATGCGGATCTCCGACGACGCAGCCAGTCGTGCCTGCAGACCGAGCGCGGCCGTCGAGGACATGCCGAACGACGACGCCGCCGCGAACTGCGCCGCCGTCAACGAGACGAATTTGTTTGCGGTCGGTGCGGTCGGATAGAAGATGCGCGGGTGCGCGGCCACCGTCGCGCCGACTACGGTGAGATCGCGATGGCCGATCAGGTCGATTTCCGGCGAGTACGCACCGGCAAGCGGCACGTAAAACACGAGCGCGTCCGGCCGCACGAACAGCGGCGCGAGGCCGAGCGCGAGCGCGGCGACTTCCGCGTCGGTGAGGGCGACGTTCCAGATCGCCGCCTCGGCGATGTCGCCGTCGAAGTAAAACGTATTTGTCGCGCGAGGCAAGCGGCCGACGCTCGTCGTGCCGAGGCTGGCGGGCGTGACGGAGGTCGTATCGACGGTTTTCCCTGCACCGTTGATGTAGGACGCGCGACTGTTCGCGGCAGCAAACACGCCGCACACGTGCCGCCATGTTCCAGCCGTCGCCGCCGACGACGCCCACGCGCCAGCGGACCCGCCTGCATCCTGCGACAGCGCCCCGAGGCTGGACCCCTCAACGATCAACGAGTGATAGTTATTGGTTCCCGCCTGCGAGATCGCGAGCGCGCAATAGTCCAATCCCGCGACAGGGCGCGCCCACGCCGCGAGCGTCATCGGTGCCGCCGTGACGGCGGGTGCCGACCGTTCAAGATATTGCGTCGCCGCCGCGACGAAGTTGCGCGCCACGCTTACGTCTCTTTGATTTCCACCGAGAGCAAGTGCGCGTCACCGGCGGCGGTATCGTTCGCGACATCGCGCCGGATGCGGAGGCGGAAGGCATCACCCGCCGCCAGCGAGTCGGTGCCCGCTGCGCCCGCCGTGATCGCCACGCTGGTGACGGTCACCTTGCCGCTGGTCGCGTCGACGGTGGCGGCCGTGATCGTCTGCGCGGTCGCGAAGGCGTCCGCGTCGAGGTCGTGGTTGGCGGCGTTCATCCGCTCGAACGTGATGTCCCAGCCGATGGTGCCGGTCACCGCCGACGCCGCCATCCACGCCGCGAACACCGTCAGGCCGCCGCCGGCATAGTTGCGCGGCATCACGCCGGAGAAAATTGCCGTCTGCTGCGTCGTCGTGTCGAACGCCAGCACCAGGTGTCCATTGCGGACGAACAGCGCGGCGTAGTTGGTGGCCGGCGGTTGATTGGCAGCCGGGCCGAAGGCGGCCAGCGTATCGCCACTGGCGCAATCGCCCGCCAGGTAGTGCGGCAGCTGCAGCCGGCGTGCGTCGCGCGGCACGGCGCGCGGTACCCACAGATCCCGACGCGGCCGAAGGATGAGCGATTCCATTTATGCCCCCGTCTCGTAGCGTTTCTTCACGACGTACATCAGCAGGTGTGCTTTCTGCGCCGTCGTGAGGGCCGCGCGTGCCGCAGCGGGAATCGCGGTGTTGAACGCTGCGGCGTTGGCCACGACCCAATCGTCCACCGCGTTGACGGCCGCCTGTAGGTCTGCCTTGACGACCGCGCCGAATGCCTCGCCCACGCGGGAGGCGTCGGACTGGAACTGTGCGCCGACCGCGATCCGGTCCGGGCTGGTGAGTGCTGCCATGTGGTCCCCCTTACCCGACCGCGATCTGCAGCTGGCCGATGGCGAAGGCCGGAGCCGGATCGCCCGAGAGGACGGCGCGCGCCGCCGTGAGCGCGTCCCACACCAGCAGGTTGCCGCCGGTGAGGGCGTCGAAGATGCCGTAGTGCGTGATCGTGCCCCAATTGGCCGTCGGGGCCGGATACGTGATCGCGACGGCGTTGGCCGTCGCGCCCCCGGTGCCGCTGCTGTTGCCGGTGGTGCCGCCCTGCGTCGCGTTCCAGTTCGTGTCAAGCGGGGCCAGGTTGACGCGCGCATACGAACCGCCCGTCACCTCCGTGCCGCCGCCGGCATCAGAGGGCGCGGCGGTGAACAGCGCGACGTAGAGCGCGGTCGGCTTCGCGGGCGTGCGCGTCCGGAACAGCCAGTCGATGATCATGTTTTCGAGAAAGTCAGACGCTTGCGCGACGCCCATGTTCGGACTCCTTTACAGCTGCTGCGCCTGCTTGACCGTCCGCAGGATGCGGTCGCTAACGCGACGCGCGAGATTCGATTCGGTGTCCACGATGTTGAAGACGTTGTTGACGACGATGGTCCGGCCGACCGAGCCGGCCGGCGTGATGCTCGCGCCTCGGGGCACGTCCATCAGTTCCGGTCCGTGCTCGCCGACCCAGGAAAGACCGCCCGGCGCGGACGCGATGCCGCCGGCATAGCCGGGCACCCGCTCGCCTTGCGACGGCGACGATTCCAGGTTGCCCTGCGAGTCGTACAGCTTCGGGGCGTAGCCCCATTGCCGCGCGAGCTTGATGGACTCCGCGTTTTCGAGCGACCAGCCCTGATGCAGCAGCGCGTTGATTTCCGGATCGCGGGCGGCGTGCCCCAGGTCCAGCGTGTTCCCGGCGTCGAAGGCTTTCTTCGCGTCACTCGCGGTGATCCACGCGCCGGCCAGCGTGAGAATCGACTTCGCTTCGGAATTCAGATCGCCGCTGATGGCGGCCGACGCTTCCGAACTGCCGGCCATGACCGCCGCGTTGCCGGCATTGAAGGCCGCCACCATGCCCGCCTGCGCGGCCTGGTTGGCCGCGAGCGTGGCCTGCATGGCCGCTTGCACGTGCGCGGCGTAGGCGTCCTGAATGCCTTCGCGCTGGATGGCGAAGCGGTGTTCGATCTCGGCGTACTGCGCCTCGTATTCGGTCTTGGTGATGATGCCGTTCGCGTACCGCTCGTCGGCCTTCGCCAGTTCGACCGCCAGTTTCACGTTGTTGCTGGTGAGGTCGGCCGCTTCTTCTTTCAGCAGCAGGTCCAAGTGGCGCTGCAGCCGCTGGTAATCCAGATACGATTTCGCGTCCTGAAATTCCTTCTCGGTCATCGTGCCGTTTTTGACGCGCTGCTGGTCAGCGGCCAGTTCCAGGCGGACGCGATCCTGCGTGGCGGCCTCGTCGTAGCTGGCGCGCGCCTTGTCACGCGCGACGGCTGCCAGCGCCGTTTGGGCTTCCAGTTCGGCCAGCTGCAGGACCGCTTTCTCGGCGTTGGCCGCCATCTTCGCGGTGTCCTGCAGCGTCTCGTTGTGCTTCTTCACCGCGCCGGCGGCCACGTCCGTCTTGGCGGCCGTCACGACCTGGGCGTCGCCGAGCGCCAGCATGTTGTCGCGCGTGACCATCAGCCCGCCGCTCAGCGTGTCCATCGTTTTGTCGAAGGCCGACATCCCGACGACGCCGAGCGCCGCTTCGGCGGTGTTGTGCGCGATGTCCGTCGTCAGGTCCCGCAGGTACTGCTGCGTCTGCTGAATTTTTTGGACTTCTTCCGGGGGCACGAGATGCAGCTTGGCCGCGAGTTTTTCGCCGGCCAGCAGTACCTCGCCGATGGCGGTGACCAGGCCCACCACGACGAGCGCCGAACCGTCGATGACGGTCTCAATCGCTGCGAACGCCGTGTGCACGACGCGGGCGGCTTCGATGCTGCCGATGCCGAGGTCCACGATGTCGACCGCCATTTCGTTCACGGCGTGACTAATCGTTTTGATGGTCTGCTCGCGGTCGCTGCCGAACGTCGCGGCGAGCGCGGCCTTGATCCCCGCCATGCCGGCTTCGATCACGGGCGACTTCGCGATCACTTCTCCAAGCTCGTTTTTGAAATTCGTCCACGAGACCTGGCCCTGCATCACCTTCTCGTCCAGGCTTTCGGTTGCCTCACCGAGGCGGGCCAGGCCGTCGCCGACGCCTTTCAGAATCGCGGCGCGGTCCGCTAGCAATTTCTGTTCAGCGGTCAACTGATCCGCCGTGCCGCCGAGTGAGGCGGCGTACTTTTCTTCGGCGTCCTTCAGGTTGATCGCGCCGGTCACAGCCGCGACGCCACGCGGCACGCCCTTGACCAGCGCGTCACTCATTTTGTCGAGGGCTTCCGTGACGCTGCCGCCCGTGGCTTTCGAGAGCGCGAACGCGCCATCCGCCAACAGCCGGAACTGCGCATCGGTCAGTTCCAGGCCGGCGGCCATGTCCTTGTTCGCGCGTTTCATCAGTTCAAAGTCATCGACGGTGCCGTGCGTGCCGGCCCGCAGCTGCCCGAGCAGGACGTCGCTGGCGTGGCCGGCCGACGCGGCGAGATGATCAAAGGCTTCGCGGACGTCCCCGACGACCGCCCCGTGCAGCGCCAGTTCCGGCAGGAACAGCGCCATTTCTTTCATCACGTCGAGAACTTCACGCACGGCATCGCGCAGCAGCTGGCCTTCCGCGATGCGTGCCACCCAGCTGGACCCCAACCGGTTCGTCGGCTCCACCGCGCCGGAGATCGCCGTCGACGCACCCGTCGCCGCGACGCCCATGTCTTTCAGCGAGGCGGAGGCATTCTTCGCTTCACGCGAGAATTCGGAAAAATCGGCGAGCAGGGTGCCGCTCAGGGGCATGCGGGCATCACTCCGGTTTCTGTGTCAGTTCGTCCACGAGGATGTCGTAGACGTCGCGCGGCAGCGTCGTCACCCATTCGTACTTCCAGCCGTTCATGGCGCGACAGATCCGGATGTTGTTGAGGACGCGGGTTCGGTAGGCGGGGTCTTTTTTTTTGCTTCGCGGTCGGCATCGACGGCCGCCTCGTGCCGGTCCAGCGCGGCGACGATTTCCCGCAGCGTGGCTTTGTCCAGGTTCCGGATCGTGGCGCGCCGGTCGTCTTCCGACATGTCGGTGTCGTACGGAATCGGCGTGTCCGCCAGCGCGCACAGCGACCAGCCGAGCACGTACGCGATCACCTTGGCGAACGGCTTGCGCTCCGTCAACGCCGTGAGCAAGTCCACGTAGTCGCCTGCGTTGAGTTCGCGCTGGACGTCTAGGAAGTCCCCATCGGACAGGGGCAGCCGGACGGTCTCGGGAGTGACGATGCGGCAGCGGCCCATGCGTGGTTATCCTTTGGTCGCGGTCGACGGCGGCCCGCACCTGGCCGTCAGCTGATACTCGGTGCGCTGCACGGTGAGGATCGGAAAGCGCCATTCCCCTTTGGCGTGCTTGGCCACGAAGACGAGCGGACGCTGCGCCATCTTGAAGGCGTCGGCCAGGACGACGGTCGCGACCAACGACCATTCCGTTTGCGCCTTCGTCGTCGGCGTCACGGTATAGCCGTTGATCGCGGCCGCAGTGTAGTGGCCCCACTTGATCGCGCCGACCACGCCACTCAGCATCGGGTGACTACGCCGGCATCGTCCACGGGCCGGCCGCGACGAAGCCGCCGCCGATGGTGATCGCGCCGTTGGCGTCCACGGAAATCTTGCCGTCCAGCAGCGCGCGCCCGGAGAATTTCAGCAGCGGCGTGGCGATGTTCGGGAACAGATCCAGCCACGGCGCGACCGCGCCGCCGAAGACGGCGAACAGCCCGAGGCCATCGACGGGATCGTAGAAGCCGCCCAGGTTGCCCTTGATGTCCGGCAGGCCGTCGACGTAGACCTGGTTCGTATCGCCGAAGCACGTCACCTTGACGTGATCCTTCGACATATCGAGGTCCCATTTGTTGAGCGAGGCGACGTGCACTGAAAGCACGCCGGACACGCCCGTCGGCGACATGTGCACCTCGCCGCCCTTGCCGTGGAGTCGATCAACTGCTGCCATGTGCGTGTTCCTTTTGTGCGGGAGTTACGAGACGAGCGGCGCGACCATGACGTGCAGGTGCCCGCCGCAGCGGTGCCACCGGATTGACGCATCGGCCGCGTCTACTTCTACGAGATCCGTTTCTTCTTCAAAGCGCATGAGCATCGGGGCGTAACCGGTCAGCGTCAGGCCGGCGTCAGTCAGCAGCGTGGCGATCCGGGCGAAGGCGGCATAGACATCACCGCCCGACGTCGAGAGGGCGCGCGCTTCGACCAGGTACAGCGCGTCCTTGAACGCGACGCCGCCGAACAGGGGCTCATCGACGCAGGAGATCAGCGAGACGATGACGAATCGCTGCAGGCCGGGCGGGGCTTCGGCGTACCACGTTCCATCGGGCAGCAGCGCGAGCAGGGGCGCGTCCGTCTGCAGCTTCGTCAGCAGCGCGAGCGTGATCGCGGAGGCGTTAAGCACCGTGCACCGTGATGCCTTTCCGCCGCAGCAGGTCCGCGAGGTTGGCATTCAGCCGCGTGCGCGCGGCGATCATCGCGCGAACGAACACGTGCGTCGGCGGCGTCCGGCCCCACATCGTGCCGGTGGACGCGCCCGTGCCGGCCTGGTGCCGCGCCTGCGAGCCGTTGTCAAACAGCCACGCAATCGGATCGTTGACCTTGATCACGGTGGCCGCGCCATAGCGGCCGGCCGACTTCTTCTCGACGGTCACCGATTTGACCAGGTGGCCGGTCACGACGTGCGCGGCATAGACCGTCTTGACGACGACCGTCGTCGCGTTCGCTTCTTCCTCGATCAGGTGCCCGGCTTCGGCGCGGCTGTCGTCGGCCAGGTCCCGCAGCTGCGCGATCATGTCGTCCACGCCGTCAATGCGGAGTTCGGCGCGGGTGTTCACTGGACCACCTCGGCGCACACAAGCACGAGCGTCACATGCCGCTCCTCGACGTCCTGCACGCTGGTGACGTTGAGCACTCGGCCGTCGACCAGGATGCGCGTCTTCGTGGAGATGCCGGCGCGGTAAGGGGCGGTGACAATGTGCGTCGCCGTCGACAACACGGTGCCGGCCGCGATTCGTTCCAGCGCGTTGACGGTGGCCTGCATGATCGCCACGTCGGCGGACGGCGGGACGTCCGTCCACGTTTGCGTATAGCCGCCGCGCCCGTCCGGGACCGGCGGGCCGGGATTCTGGAACATCACCCGTTTCTGGCGCGCGTAGACCGAAGCGGTGGGACTCAGCATCACATCACCGACACGATCCGGAACGGCGCGATGATGTCCTCGTACCCGAACGGCACGTCCGCGACCATGTGCCCGAGCGAGACCAGGTCGCGGCCGGTCGTGGCGTAGTGCGCGGTCAGCAGCCCGATAGCCTGCAGCAGTTCCGGCGGCAGGGCGTCAGCGGCGAAGCCGGCCACGATGCGGACCGTCCAGCCGTTCGTCAGCCGCAGGTCAACCGGTGGCGTCAGGATCGTGAAAGAGAGCGTGCGATTGGACTGTAGGACGGTGTAATCGGTCAGCGGCGTGAGCACGTGCGCCGCGCCCGCGCTGTCGTACCACGTCAACGACGTCACCGACTGCAGCGGCAGCGATTGGTCCGGCAGGTCTCGCAGGTAGATCGAGGTCGGCAGCGCGTCAAACATCAGATCGCGCGACTGCGTCGGCAGCGCCAGGCCGGTGTCGTGCTCGACCTTGCCGCGCGCCGCCGCGATGAAGCCGGTCATCAGGTCGTCACGCGGATCACCGACAACCCAATCCAGGCCGGCCCGCAGCTTCGCGTCATCCAGCGAGAGCGGTTCGGCCACGATGGGCGGGACCAACACCGATTCAATGCGGCAGGTCATCGTGCCCCCCGCCGAGGCCGACGCGGGGGCGTGCCGCGATACGTGGCGCTCGTGAAGGTGCCCGCCGGCAACGTGGCCTGCACCTGCGTGGCGGCCAGCTGCGCGGCCTGCGTGGATGCCGGCAGCATGTCGACCAGGATGGCCCCTGACGCCGTCTCGACACACGAGTGGTGCGGTGCATCGCAGACAGGACAGGGGCCGGGGTCACCGAGCAGCATGGCGTTAGGAGATGACGACCCCGTACGGCGCGCCCGTCGGAACCCATTTCAGGTTGTCCGCGATCAGTTCGATGCAGTCGCCTACCTTGGTGAACGTGAGGACGTCATCGGCCGCGTTGCCGCCCAGGCCGCCCGCCACCGTGACGACGTGCGCGAACGCCGTGCGCGCCACGATGGTGATCCTGTTGCCGTCTTCGTTGGCGGTCGGCACGGACAGCGTGTACGCGCCCGCGCTGATCTTCGTGAGGGCATGACGGCCCGAAGCGTGCGCGATTGCGCCGTCGAGCAAGTACGACGCGACCGGAGCCTGGTCAGCTTCCGGCGAGACATACCGATTGAGGACGCTGTCGTATCGTGGTTCGGCCATCGGCTTTTCTCCCTGAACCGGAAAACAAGTGACGGCCGGGAATGTGTTTATTCCCGGCCGCTGTCAGTTCGTGCCGCCGACTACGCCAGGCCGGTGACCTTGCCGAACGCCGCTTCGCGGTAGACCGCGAGCGCCAGCCGTTCCTCGGCGCGAATCGCGACGAGGTTGTTGATGAAGAAGGACGCATGCGAGTTCGACGCCTCGACGCGCACGCCGCTCTTGCGGAAGATCTGCGCCGACGCGCGGAACGATCCGACCAGCGCGGTGTTTGCCACGATGGACGGCGTGACCGCGACCGGCAGACCCCACAGCTGCGCGGGCTGCGCGGGTGCCCACGGTCCGCTGCCGAGATAATTGCCGGCGGCGTTTTTCGTCAGCTGAATCGTCTGCCAGTTGGCAGGGTTGAGCACCAGGCCGTCCGGCGAGACGAAGACGGTCGACGCGATGGTGCTGATCTGCTTGAAGATCGCATCCGCGTTGCTGTCCGCGCCGCGCGCCTGCGCGGCCGTCAGGCCGGTGAGCGCCATCAGCCCGAGCAGGTGCGGCGACACGCCGGTGCCGTTCAGCAGTTCGTCTTCCTCGGCCAGGTCGAGACCGAACCGCAGCCGCGCGTCGATGATCGACTGCGTCTGCGCGTAGTCTTCCAGCATTTCCTCAGTGACCGGAATCCAGTGCGCGATCTTCTGGACCGGCGAGGTCGCCGACTCGAAGACGAGCGTCGATTCCGGTTTCAGGCCGGCCTGCGCGACGGCTGCCGCTGCGTTCGTGAAGGTTTTTTCCTTCATGAATTGAATCACGTTCGACAGCGTGGAGCCGGGCGCGATCAGGTCCGCGACGACCAGGCGCTTGAACAGCAGCGGCACGATGCCGGGCTGCACGTCCGGCAGGATGAGCGGGCCGCCCGATCCGCTGGTCGTGTCCAGCGTGGTCGCGTGCAGTTCCACTTCCGGCGACGCCCATGCGCCGGTCCGGCGGTGGCCGCCGTGCTTGATGAATTCGCGGTACTGCGCGTTGGCGACAAACTGCTGGCCGAGCGACTGCGCGACGCGCTTCTCGACGCCGTCGGACGCCGGCCGCGAGGCCAGGCCGCTGGTGAGGGCGTCGATGGCGCTGTTCAGGCTGGCGTCGCCCTGCGCGCGATCCAGCTGCTGCTTGATGTCCTTGCCTTCAGCGAGCGCCGCTTCGATGGCAGTCTTTTCCTCGGCGGTCATCAGCCGGCCGAGGACAGCCGGCGCGGTCGCGGTGGCGGGCGTCACGACATGCTCGGCGCACGTGCGCATCGTGGTTTCCAGCAGCGTTTTCGCGGCGGCCTGCTTGCCCTTGAGGTCGGTTTCGAGTTGCGCAATGGATTTCATGTCAGGTCCTTTTCAGAGGCCGAGTTCGAGCAGCGCGGCATCGATGCCGTTCTGCCAGAGCGCATCGGTCGGGTGCTCCTGGGACGTGGCGGCGATGGGCCGCTCCTGGTCCGTGGCGTCCGTCCGTGCGACGGCGCGTGCATCGGCCGGAGCCGACGTCATCACGCGCGCGAGGGTGTCGGCTAGGGTGCCGACGCGGTCGATCATGCCGGCCGCCAGCGCGGTCTCGACGTCCACGCAGCGGCCTTCGGCGTAGCCGCCGCGCACGGCTGCGACGCTGACGCCGCGCCCTTTCGAGATGTCCGTGATCTGCCGGGTGTAGGTGCTGTCGACCAGCGCCTGAATGTGGGCGCGCGCTTCGGTGCTCAGCGCGCCGCCGCCGACCGCTTCCGTCTTGAATTTGCCCGCGCCGATCACTTCGCGCTTGACGCCCAGCTTCGCCAACGCTTCCGAGATGTCGTCATGGATGGTGTACACGCCGATGGCCCCGACCATTGCGGACGGCGCGGCGACGACTTCCGTGGCGCAGGCCATCGGCCAGTACGCCGCCGACGCCATCAGGTACTGCGCGACGGCGATGATCGGCTTGACGGTCCGCGCCTTCAGCACCTCGCGTGCAAACTCGGTTGCGCCGGCCACGTTGCCGCCCGGCGAGTCGACGTCGAAGACGATGGTCGTGACGTCCGGATTACTGACCGCCTCGTGCAGCTGCGCGGTCAGTTGGTCAAACGTCGTCCCGCCGGAGAAATCGGACAGCAGGTTCATGCGGGGCGCGACGACGCCATAGAACGGAATCACCGCGACCGCGCCACCCTTCTTCGGCTGCGGCAGGTTTTTGCGCTGCACGAGTGCGGCCGCGATGACGGCCGGATCGGTGTCCTGGCCGGCGACGCGGTGCGCGATGATGTCGGCCACGATGGCGCGCATCGACTCGGTCAGCGCCCACGGATGTTCCAGCGCGAAGCCGAGGACGTGTTCGTATTTACCAGTCATTCAGCGCCTCGATTTGCAGCCGTGACAGCGTCGCGGCGTTGGCGTTGGTAGCGACGCGCCGCGCTTCGGTCGCGTCCAGGAAGGGGCGCAGATCGGTTGCCAGTTCGAGGTCGTGCCGGTTGCAGGCCAGCGCGAACGCATCGGCGCGGTCCGCGACCGGGAGACGCGCCAGCTTCGCGCGCTGTCGCTGCGCGGTGGCGTTGAGCACGAGCGCGACTTGCGCGGCCGTCGCGGCGGCGCTGTCATCGGCCGGCGCAAGGGCGGCCGGCGCGTGTGCGCTGGGGCCGCCCTGCTGCTCGGCGACTTCGTCCATGCTCGGGTCGTCTGTGATGCGCGGCAAGTTGATGCGCGAGCGGCCTTCGTTGCCGGTCATCACCGGCCGGCCGGTCATCGCCAGCAGCGACGTCGCCTGTTCCTCGAAAGACCCTTTCAGCTTGTCGGCGATGTTGAATTCCACATAGACGTCCCGCTGGTCGGTGGACTCGGGCAGCAGCTGCGCCTCGATAGCCTCTTGGATCATTTCCAGCCACGGCCCGAGGCAGTCCTGATACAGGTGTTTGTGCTGTTCCTTGATGTTGCTGAACGTGGCGTGCTCGAGAATGCCGACCATCGGCAGCGGGATGTGGTACGCCGCTGCGCATTCCTCGCGCGTCAGTTTCCGCGCGCTCAGGTATTCCGAGTCCTTCGCGGAAAACGACGCCGCCTTGTACGTCATGCCGTCTTCGAGCACGGAGACCATGCCGACGCCCGCGCCGCCCGCATACCGCTCCTGCCATTGATCACGCCAGGATCGTTTTTGATCCGGCGTCCAGCGCGGCGCGGCGAGCGGCCGTTCGATCACGCCTTCAAACCGGCCGGCGTTGCGCCAGAAGGATTCGCGGTGTTCCCCGGCTGCCGCTTCCTCGGCCAGGATGCGCCGCAGCGTTTCCAGCGGCGACAGTCCGGTCAGCGGATCGAGAGGGTTGTAGCCGTTGAAGTACACGATCTGGTCCGGCGCGAATTCCAGGCGATGCCCGTTGCGCAGCCAACAGAATTGCGTCGGCAGCAGCCCGCCTTCCACGGTCATTTCAGCCGGCGGCAACCGCATCAGGCCGATGGCGTCGCGGCCGTCCGGCGTGACCCACGGCACTTTCAGCCAATAGGCGTTGAAGTAGATCCCGAGGTCACCGACCAGGCTTTCGATCAGCCGATAGCGCGTCGTCGTTTGGTTCGGGCGCGCGAGCCACCGCGCCAGGTCGTGATCGGGCAGGCGTTCACGGTCCGTGTCCGAGATGCGGCGGAAGATGTGCAGCCCCAGCTGCGCGGTGTTGCGCGAGAGAAAGTCCACGCAGGTCCGGACGTTCGGCTGCGCGGCGTAAATTTTTGCGTAGCTCGTGAGATGTCCGTACAGGCTGATGCCGACCGGCGACGCCCACGGCGGCCGCGTCTCGGTCAACGTCTGCAATGCGCCGAAACTTTGCACGAAGGTCACGGGAGTACCTGCAGGAAGGCAATGCGGTCCCGGTCGATCACGAGTTCGCCGTCGACGGGCGTCGAAGCGGAGCCGGCTTTCAGCAGCGAGGCGTCCTTGAACGTCATCCACCGCCCGCGCGTGGACCAGAGCACGCCCCGGATCGCGGTCGAAGAATCGTCCCGCAGGTTGACGATGACCGCCCGCAACAGACAGGGCGGCCGCCACCAGCACAGCGACCACATCAGCGCAGGACCACACGCCGCAGTGTGCGCGTTGCGGCCGAGGTGTCCTATTTACGAATACTTTTCTTTGAGGCCGCGATGATGTCCCGCCGGATCTGTTCCGACAGGCTGATGCGGGCCGCAGCGGCGCGGCGGTCCAGCGCGTCGTACTGGCGGGATGGGAGTTTCGTGGACGCCGGCACCGTCTCGTCGTCGTCGTCCAGCGGCGGCCGGCCGGGGGATTTCTTCATGCGGTCACCAATTCCGGATCTTCGGCCGGCCGGGTACTGTGCCGGTCCATGCGGTCGACGGCCATGACCAACGCCGCCGCGCCGTCGATCCGCTCCGTGGACACCTTCTTCGACAGTTTGATATTGCCGGTCGCGTCCGTTTCGACGGCGGCGTTGCCGACGTTCCAGCGCAGGACCGGGTGCCCGTCGTGGCGCAGCAGCTGCGCGAGGACGGCGCGTTCCAGCGATTTCGTGGGCGACGAGAGCGCCGCGAAGCCTTGGCGGATCGGCACGCACGCGAACCCGTCCTGGTCCTGCAGCCGGGTGACCAGGTCGGTCGCGTTCCACGGGTCGAACGCAATCTCCTGCACATCGTAGAGCGCAGCCCACGCGAGCAGCTGCTGCCGGACGGCTTCGTAGTCCACGACGTTGCCGGGCGTGGCGATTAGCTTGTGCTCGCGTTCCCACTGCGGATAGGGCACGCGGTCCCGCAGGCCGCGCTCGCGGATACTTTCCTTCGGCACGAAGAATTGCATCAGGACGTCGAAGCCGGTTTCGTCCGGGAACACGGCGGCCAGCGCCGTCAGGTCCTTTGTGCTCGACAAGTCCATGCCGACGAAGCACGGCTGCCCGATCAGGTCTGCCGGGTCGACGGCGGCCAGGCACCGATCCCACGCCGTCAGCTGCAGCCAGCGCGCGGCCTGCTCGGTCCACTGATTCAGGTACAACCGGCGGAACGTATTCTCCTGCGCGGGAATCTCCTTCGCCCGCGTACACATCGTGGTGATTTCTTCCAGGCTGCGGAAGTCCCCGAGCGCCGGATTCGCGGCGCGCCACACCTTCGGGTCCGTCCAGTCGGCGTCGATGGGTGCCTCGTAGAGGATCGGCAGGAACGTCGGATCGAGCGCCGGATTTTCCGCGACCTTCTTCGCGTGCGCGTACAGTTCCCACAGGATCGAGTGCCGGTCGTAGCCGGCCGTCGAGATCGCCAGCGTCAGCGGCTGTGCCCGCGCGCCTTGCGAGGTGGTCAGGACGTCCCACAGTTCGCGCGACGGCGCGGCGTGCAGTTCGTCATAGATGACGACGGACGCATTGAAGCCGTGTTTCGAGTACGCCTCGGCCGAGATCGCGCGGTAGAAACTGCCGCTCGCCCGATGCACGATCCGCTTTTGCGAGTCGATGATCTCGCACTGCACCAGCAGTTCCGGATCGTTCCGGATCATCTGTGCCGCGACGTTGAACACGAGCGCGGCCTGTTCCTTGTCGGCCGCCGCCGAGTACACCTCGGCCCCCATCTCGCCATCGAACAGCAGGAAATAGATCGCCAGCGCCGCCGCCAGTTCCGTCTTGCCATTCTTCCTCGGCAGCATCAGCAGGCATTGGCGATAGACGCGCCGGCCGTCCGGCCCGGTCCGGAACAGCCGCCGCAGGATCGACAGCTGCCAGCCGCGCAGGCGGAACGACTGGCCGGCAAACGGCCCTTTCGTGTGCGTCAGGTTGTTGACGATGCGGATGGCGCGCGAGGCGGCGTTCACTTCAGACCGGTCCACTTGCTGACCGGCGCGGACGTTTTGCCCGACGCCACATGCACGCGCGTGCGCGACGACGGCGTCATGCCGAATTCGACCAGCAGCGCGCGCATCTGGACGAGCGCGTTGTGGGCGATCTTCACGTACGGCGACACGACCGGGACCGCGCCCTCGCCTTTCAGCACCATGCCGAACTGGCGGATCTTTTTCGTGGCTTCCTTCCAGGTCGCCCACGCTTCGCAGTACGCCGAGAGCGCGTCGGTGTCGGTCTCCGTCAGCACGCCGAGGCGTTCCAGCATCGGGGCCAGGCGGGTCCACTCGGCCTGCGCTTCGGTCGCCAACCATTCCGGCGGCGCAATGGTGCTGAGCGGCAGCGGGGCCGGTTCGTCCGTCGACAGCGGTCGCTTGCCGGGCAGACCGCGCAGCAGCTGCAGCGCCGACGGGACCGGCTTGCGTCCTCGGTTCATGTGCTCCGTTCGAGAACCATTCCGTATTCGTCGGTGCCGCTGGACACGGTGACGCCCGGCCGCCGCACGAGACGATTGGTTTGGAACCGCCGATAATCGACGTGATGATGAATGCGCCCGAAGCGGTAGACGATCTTTGACACGTCCGGGTGTAGCGCCACCTGCATGCGCGACTTCGGGCCGGTGCCTTCGACGGCGTAGAATTCGCCCGTGCACCCGCCGCCCATGTTCTGCGTGCGGACCTTCTTCTGCAGGAATGCGTTGAACAGCAGCGTCACCCAGCCGGCTTTCAACATCCGCAGCGACAAGTCCGTGTCCTCGTTGTACCGCCCGCGCCAGCGGAACGGCATCTCATTGCGGATCAAATTGCAGGAGTAGATCCGCGTGTTCATGTTCAGCGGCGGCAGCGCCGCCTTGCGCGGGGCGAAGAATTCGTATTGCGGTCCTGCCATCGCGACGTTTAGGTAGCGGTCGCAGAATTCTTCCATCGCCCACAGTCCGGTCCCGCAGGCCAGCTTGATCTTCGTGTTCCGGTTCAGCCGGTAGAATTTTTGGATGTTGTCATCCATCACCCAATGCGACGTCGCGCCGATGCTGATGCTGTGGTCCCAGGCGAAGTTGCGCGCCGCGCCCGGCCCCACGCTTTTGGAATCCCCCAGCGCGTCGCACGTGTCGTAGGTCCGCTGATACGCCGGGTCGAGCACGAGCACGCTGGCGGGGTCTTTCATGGCCGCGCGGTACGTGTCGGCTTCCTGCGCCTCGACCACGATCCGATACGGCACGCTCATGGCGTCCAGCGCGCGCGCCGTCAGCCGGCTGTCGGCCCGGCCCTTCGACACGATGTAGACCGGATAGCGCGGCGTCACTTGTATGCCTGGTCCTTGAACACTTCGTCCGCTTGCTCCGGAATCCAGAGGTAGCGGACCGTTTTGCCGACCGGCTGCCCGATCAATTGGCCGAACGCTTCCAGCGCGGCGGCGTCCTTGAAATGAATCTGGATGGAGTGAAACGCGCCGACCGTCTTCTGCGAAAACTCCGGCATCCCGGACCACTCGCGCTGCGGGTCTTCGACCGCATCCCCGACCACGCCGAGCGCCGCCAGTTCGCCGTCGAAGAAGAAGGCCGACAGGTCCTCGCCATTTTTCAGGTCAGCCGTCAGGGCGGCAACGTCCCACTCGGCCAGTTCGGCCGTGCGGTTGTCGTAGATCGCGATGGCCCGCTTCTGGTCCGGGGTCAGGCCGCGCCGCCGGACCGCGACCAGCGTCGTGCCGTCCGTCTCCACGATCTGCACTTTCGTGATGCCGGCTTCAGCGGCTGCCTCGACGGCGTTGTTGCCGGCCAGGATCACGCCGTCCTCGTCCACGACGATGGACCGGGCGGCCCCGTTCTGCTTGAACGACTCCGTCAGCATCGAGACGTTCCGCGAGCCGTGGCGACGTCGGTTTGCCAGATCATGGGTCAGGTCTGCCAGGTTGCCGGTCGTGCCTCCCTGGTCATCCTGGTCGGTCGTGGCCGGCTTCCTCGTCATAGGCCGAAAACTCCAATTCGCGGAAAGTTGTGTGAACG